TGTTACCGGCGCGTACCGGGCCGCTGAAAGTAGATTGAGCCATTTGAACCTCTTGTGTTGTAGCACATCCCTATAGCGTCTCTACAAAGTCTGCTAGGGCAGTCGCTATAAGTTTAACCCCTAGATGTTTAAATGGGGGGAATTTCTTCCCCCCATCTTACTGCGTTACATCAAGTCGAACCGGAGGTGCCCCAGATGCCCAGCGGATCGCTGACACCGAAGGAGTAACGCTCACGCCCCTTGTAGCGGACGTTGCCGGTATCGAAGTCGCCGTCCATGCCGGTGGCCAGAGGAACGCGCACGAAGTGCTTCAGGCCGTTCGGAACGTCGGTCTTGAGGAACCAAGCGTTCGTGTCGGTCAAGAAGTGGTTGACCGTGAACCCTTCCGGGATCGTGGACATCGTCTTGATTGCGTTCACATCGTTGTTGTTGGTACCGACACGGAGTTCGGTTTCCAACAGGCGGGTTGCCACAAACATCAGGTTCGGAGGAACGATCAGCTTGCGGGGCTTGGCTGCGATAAGCATGCTGCGCTCATCGGTCCAGCCTGCGATCTGAATGACAGCCGCCTCAAGGGAGGTCTCGTTCAGGTCAACGTCGGTGGAGGGCTTGTTGGAGTTGGTACCTCCAGAAACAAGCGGGTGTGCGGTGCTGAACAGCACCTGACCGTCACCGTAGGTGGGGCCACCCGAGAATCCGTTGTTCAGGATCGCGGCGGCTTTCACCTGCTTGGTGTAGGCCATTGCACGGGCCAGAGCCTTGGTGTAACGAGCCGACAGGCTGTCGTAGAGATTGTCTTCAATCGCCTCTTCGGTGATTGAGAACCCCAGCGCGATGGTTTCGTGCTGGTAACGAGCGGTCCATGCCTCCTGCGCGTTGTCGTAGGAGATTGCCATACCCTCGTTCTTGACCGGTGCCGGTGCAAAGCCAGAGAGCTTGGTTTCCTCTTCAAACGAACGCTCGGAGGTTTCGATCTCGTAGAGTTCCTTGTGTTCCTCGCCGTAGCGGGAATACTCCAGACCAAACAGTGCGTTGAGTCCGGGGAGGAGTTCCTTGAGTAGTTGTGCGCGAGAAATTGCCATGACTTCCCCCTATTAGATACCGGCAGCGCCGCGATACATATGGACGCCCGGAGTAAACATGACCAGCACTTCGCTGAAGGAACCCGCAACAGTCGAGGTGTCAGGGACAACATCGATGATACGGAACGGGAGGGTGGTTGCGGTGCCGACAGTGGTATTCAGTGACTGAATGCTGTTGCCGGTGACAGTGCTGCCAATGTTGCTGAAGAAGGCGACAGTTGCTCCAATCGCATCACGGGAGACGCGGCCAAGGCTGGTGCCGGTTGCGCTTGCTGCGGTTGCCAAGGCAACCTTCATCACCATGTCGGGATCGTCCGCAATGTATGCCTGAATGGCATTCGCGGAGTCCAAGGTGCCAGTAGTGCTAGCTGGGTAGTACTGCGAATAAATGCGCTGGCCTGCCGCGTTGACGTAGGAGCAGCCCAAGAAAATACCGGCCACCTGAACGGGGGCGGTAGTGCTGATGGGGCCGGTGCCCCAAATGGTACCGGCGGCAGACAGCGACACAATGTCGCCGTAGAAAATGGCGGTGCCGTGACCACTGCCAATCTGTAGCGTCCGGGTAGAACCTGAGAATACGCGCCCACCGATCAGATTGACCGGTTTAAATCCGTAGGACGCATCAACAGTTGGATATGCCATGTTGAACTCCTGAAAAGTTTACTTGGTACCCCTGCCAAAGGTAACCGAGCTTTTCTTCTCGGTGAACAACGGCATCCGGGGATCGTTTTCTTTCATGAGGTTGTTGTCCACGGCTTCCATGTTCTCGCGAGCCATATCTTGGTAGTAACGGCTGCGCTGCTCCATGAGTTCCTTGGGTGCTTTACAAAGCAACAACCCCCCAATCTCAATACTTCCGGGGAATCGCGAATCACGGTCAACCATCACCTGAAGCTCAGGGTAGTCTTCCGATTTGCACGGCTCCCATCCCTCGCGAAACCTCGCCGACACGTTGGTGTTGTCCGCCTTGCTCAAAAGATTGGTGCGGACCCAACGGTGAACATAACCATCACGCTCCGCAACTTCGGGGAGGATTGACGGCGGTTTCCAGCCAGTATGCGCACGGCCTTCCGTTGCGCGAGTGTCACGAGCGATTCTAGGCATTGCTGCCTCCATTCAAAAGTGCTACCTGTTTGGCGTATTCCGCGAGGGGAATGTTGAGACGCTTCGCAATTGCGACTTGCGTCTGTGACAGCGCAACCTTTTTGGTTCCCGTGGCCCGAGTTACGGGGGCAACCACAGTTGCGGAGGTGCGGCGCGGGGTTTGGCCCGGTTCCCACTCATAGGTGGGGAAAGTCCTGCGCATGGCCTTGTTGATCTCTGCGTAGTACTTGTCGGCATCCTGAACAGGATGAACTCCGCGAGAAATCAAGTCTTCATGCACACCGTATACAAAGCCCGTCATCTGCTTGTCTTTGCCAAACCAAGGGTTTTTGGAAGCCCAAGTCTTGGCACGCTCGTCAGGTGGCGGCGCTGTGTAAACGTCCTGTGTGCTTTGTACTACTGTTTCTTTCTCTTGTAAAGGGGCTTGCTTGGAAAGAGATTGCTCGTGGCGGTAGGTCGCCCTGTTCAGCGCCTCTTGCGCCTCCAGAATGGCGTCAGAGTCGCCGCTTTCGTAGGCGTTCTTGTAGGCCGTTTTGGCGGCAGCCAAGTCGGTCTCGGTCTTGGACTTCCAAGACTCGTGGAGAAGGGTTGCGTCAGTGTTGACTCGCTCGTAAAGCTGCTTGTTTTGCACCGCAACAGATTGAGCATAGCGAAGAGCCTCCTGCCGCTCGCGGTCAGCCGCCTCCTTTGCGCGTCTTTCCTCATGATAGGCGCGTTGAAGGGTGGAGATGCGTTTCTTTACCTTGTCGGAGTAGGAGAGTAGCTCCTCCTCGGAAGGCTCCGGGTCTTCCACCATCGGTTCGCGGTTGCGGTCTTCCGGCGGGGTATCGTCAACGATCTCAATCTCAAGCTCGTCGTTAGTAGACGTATCAGCGCCCTGTTTGTCAGGGACGCGCACCTCTTCGAAGTGTTCTTCAAATGCCATAGCTTTCCTTTCAGGCGCGGGTGTAGCCGCGAGGGTCTTCGGTTACTGCGAGAACTTCATCGTCGGCCAGAAGCCGGAACTCCTTGCCGTGAATCTTGAAGCGGGTTCCACGAAAAGCGCCCATCAGGATGAAGTCGCCCTGTTTGCACCAAGGGCCGGATGGGAACTTCTTCTCGTCCTTGTATGCGTCTGGCCCCAAGTCCATCACAAAACCAATGACGCTTGAAACCTCCTCTACCTCCCGAGTTTTGTCGGACTTGAGGATTCCGGATGAGAATTTCTCCTCAACTTCCGGAAGGGCAACAAGTACCTGATACCCGGATGGCTTCGGAAGCTGTCTTGCGCCTCTTTCCTCATCTGGGATTTCCTCGAAAATTTTTGCGGTTTCTTCAATCGCTTCTGTCATCTTCCTCAACCATGTCCAAAAAGAATCGCTCGGCAAATGCAAGACCGGCTATCTGGCCGGTGATGTATTTGTATTCGTCCCAATCCTTGACGCCCGTTGCCAGAACATCGGCTAGGTCGTTCATTTGAGTCCGCAGGGACTTGCGGAAAGACTGCTCAAATTCTCTGCCAATCATTTACTACCCCTCGGCATTCTTGATTGCATACCGGATTTCGCCATATCAGCCATGATTCCCGCCGAGGTTGCCTCGTCCTTGTGGCGAACGTCAGCCATACTCTTGAGCAAACTCTCGCTTGCCTTGAGTTCGGCGATTTTTTCGGCGGAGGCGATCTTTGCATCCGACTCAGCCGCCCTTGCGGCAATTTTGGCCTTCTCGTTCTGATCCTTCTGGGCGAGTTCCTGCTGCTTGAGTTGCAGTTCCTGCTGCTGAAGCTGGAGCATGGGGTCTTGAGCCTGCTGCTGGGCCATTTCCTGAGCGGCCTTTTGGCTGTGCATCGCAAGAACCTGCGGAGCGGCCTCTGCTGCAAGGCGGGAGATGCCAATCTCCACCTCCTTCGGCATTTCTTCGCCCTCCATCGGAGGAAGGGTGACCCCCATCTGCTTTTCGATGTCCAGACGGTATTTAAACGCCATATGCTCCATCAGATGGGCCTGCAAAGCCTGCTGAATCAGTTGGGCTTGAGGGTTTTGGCCAATAATCTTCTGGATTGAGGGGTCTTGAGCAGCCGCCATGTGGACGGCGATGTGGGCATCGTGATCCTGATACTGGAAAGCCTTGATGGGCTTGCCATTCATGAGCGCCATATTTTCGGAGATTGGGTCTTTTGGCTTCAAATCGTCCTTATCCGGGACAATTTTGGCGGCATTCTTCATGCCGAGGGTCAAAAGAGCCTCCCTGTGAAGGGATGGGAGGTCGTAAAGCTGCGGAGCCTTGTCTGCAAGCTGCAAGGCGGCCTGATATTGGGCCATTCGCATCGTGGAAGACGATGCATTCGGGTCGGAAACCGGGATGATGTCGCACTGATCGTAGTCAGACTGCTTGATCATCCGCCCAGCATCGGTGTCGTAGTCGTATTCCTCGGCGGTGTTGTCGCGAATGATGTTCTTGAGGAGCCTGAACTCCTTCTTCATGGAGGCGTGCGCTCTCGCCTGCACGGCAGACATGACCTTCATCATCCTTTCGATGATTGCCAGAGTGGTTCCGACAGGTGCCTGCTGGTTCATGTCGGCAACCTGCATGTCTGCGGTGCTGGCAAGCATCCGCCCCTCCTCGACAATCTCTTTAAACAGCGAGAACAGGGTTGCCGAAGGCTCCTTGTAGGGGAGATTCATGATGTTGTCGCGGATTGTTCCGGCAGGAACGTCCACATCACGGAACTCTCCGGGCGCAATCGGGGTATCGTCTCCCTTGATTCTCAGCCCACGGGCCTTTAAACCTCCGGGAAGGTTGGAAAGGGTACCGGCGTCAACGAGTTGACGCAGAATCGATGTCGCCCCCTTTGCGTATCCGCCCAGAATGTGGACATAGCCAAAACCGTAGGGGCCAATACCGGGGATGAAGTTGTACTGGACATAGTAGTCGCGCTTCAGATGAAGCTCATCATCCTCATCCCAGTTGCGATAGATCGCGTAAATCTTGCCGGTGGTATCCAGAGTGACCACATAGGGCAACTTTATGTCGCCCTCATCTCCGGGAAGATTCAGTTCGGTGTGGCATTCAAAGAGGACATAGCGGTTGTCCTCAAGATCGTTCATGCCAGCAAGCTTCTGCTTCTTTTTGTCGAGATCGTCGTACATCCGGGCGGTCTCACCCAGAACATCATG